CAAAATGTTGGTATTGGTATGGCTCCCGCTTCTTCAGTTACTTTAGATATAAATATTAGTACAGATGCCAGAGGTTCATTTATGGATGGTATAAGTGAAATTGGTTCTGATTTCTTTGGATTAAATGTTACTAATTCCGCTGGAAATATTTTAAAACCAATGGGAATTAGAGCAGAAGATATAAGGCTTGTTACTGGTAGTGCTGAAAGAATGAGAGTTACAGACTCTGGAGTCGGTATTGGAACTTCAGCAGCAAGGCAACTCCATGTGCATGGAGCAGATGGAGGGCAAGTAGATGGATTGCATATTACTAATACTGATACAGGAGCAACTTCAAGTGATGGATTTACAATAGGATTAGATGCTAATGAAAATGCTTTTTTCTTTGGTAGAGAATCTGGAAAAAAGATAGAGTTTTATCCAAGTGGCACTAAAAGATTTAGTATTGATGACAACTCCAGAATCTCACTTAGTAATAATGATAGTGGTGGAACAGGAGGAACAGATAGCACAAGTGGAAATACCATTTTTGGATATTTGGCTGGTAGCAGTATTCAAGATACTTCTATAGATAATACTTACATAGGACATAAATCTGGAGCAAGTACCACAACAGCAGATAATAATGTCGCAATCGGAGCAAGAGCATTATTTAGCACAACTGTTGCTGGTAATTCAGTTGCAGTTGGTGAGTTATCTGGATATAGTGTAACAGATCACGGAAACAATGTTTTTGTAGGTCAAACTGCTGGATTCCACCAAACAGGAGAATCAAACGTCTTTATAGGTAAAGATGCTGGTTTAGGTTCAAGTGGGGATTCTGGGGATGATAATGTTGTAATTGGTAAGAGTGCAAGTTTATCTGGAGCTTCATCTGCTAATCAAACTGTAATAGGTAAAGGTGCAACAGGACAAGCAGATAATTCAGTAACACTTGGTAATAGTTCTGTTACCAAACTTTATATAGCACCCGGAAATACATCTGGTCAAACAATTACATTTAAAGATGATAGTGCAGAGTCTGGATTTATACAATATGACCATAGCGATGACCAAATGAAACTTGCTTCTAATAATGCTATTGCTATGCGGATATTTGATTCAGTTATTTTAATTGGAAGGTCATCTGCTGGTTCAACAGGTAATGGTCATAGTATAAGAACCGCAGATTCAGCAATTTTTAGCAGAGACTCTGCTGGTGAAACAATGCAAATATGTAGAAATGCAAGTGATGGGCAATTTATTCAGTTTAGATCAAATGGTACTATTGTAGGAGATATTAAAAATACTGGTGGAACTGTGAGTCTTACTGGTTTCTCAGGTTGCCATGAAAGTAGCAGTTCTGATACTTTAGAGGTAGGAACAGTGGTAAGCACAATAGACGAAGAGCATAGTGAAAATCACGCAAAAGTAGAAATTTCTAATTCAGTTGGAGATAAAAGAGTTTACGGAGTTGTATCTGATTTAGAAGGTTTAAACGGCAACAATGTTACAGTTGCATCAGTTGGAATATCATCAATTAAGGTTACTGGTTCTTGCAAAGGTGGAGATTTATTAGAAAGCAATGGGGATGGAACTGCTAAAGTGCAAAGTGATGACATCATAAGAAGTAAAACAATCGGAAAAGTAACAATGGGTAACTCAGATGAAGAGGTAAAATTAGTTAGCTGTGTTTTGTATTGTGGATAATAATTAACAAATAAGGAGTCAATAATGGCCAAAAAAGATAAACAAAATGGACCGATCTTGACACTCAACGATAAAGAGTATGACGTGAACAGAGATCTTAATGATGAACAAAAGCAAATCTATATGCATTTGAAGAATATCGATGACAAGATAAACAACAATAATTTTGTTCAACAGCAACTCTTAGTATCAAAAGACGGTTTTGTTCGCATGATGGAAGAAAGTCTTGCAAAAGAAGAGGCTGAAGCAAAATAATGCTAGTACGTCGATGCTCTCAAGGCAATGATATTGCGCTTTATAAAAACACAAAACCGGGTATGATAAAAACCGTGCAGCTGAAAAATAAAGATATGATTGAATTTACATACCCAAGTCCGGCGAAAGATTATTTTGTACTGATTGATGGTGAAATTGTAAAGCGCAGTGACAGTTTTAAAGTGTGTGAAGAATATTACGTGGATTATTGTAACGAAAACTGCGGTCAGAGTCATGGGCGCATCGACATTGTAAAGCATAAGTTAGTTTATAATCAAGTGACACTACGATGAACAATCCGCTAGCAACATTAGTATCATGGCAAACCAGAACAAGCCAATTAGATGGCTGGACCGCATATCATCTTGCAGCTGGTGCTTTCCTTGCAAAAATATTTATGTGGCTAAACTGGTCTGATTTTTGGGTGGTGATGGGCGTATTTATTATTGGTGTAGCTTGGGAAATATTTGAATGGTTTATAGAAGGAGATGCAGAGACATATGGCACAAAAAAGGCTTGGGCCTATAATACTGCATCTGATCTAATCGTAGAAACTGCAATTGCATGGTGGATGGTATTATGACAGAAATCGCTGATCTTTATTTACAGCTAGGTAGCGCTGGTTTTATTTGTGTGTTATTTGGATTTATGATTTACAATCTTATCCAAGAAAACAAAGCACAATCAGAGGATCTAGAAGAGATTAAGCAAAGCATACATAAAATGGAGTCTGTACTGGATTCTAGTATGAATATAAACGTAAAGCTTATTGATCGATTAAACTCTAGCGATAAAGATAGAGAAATATTCTGGCGTGATTTATCGGATGATATGGCCTATCTCAAGGGTCGCATTAATGGGAGAACATAATGGATAGTTTAAAAGTAACATCGATTAGCTTTGCAAACTATGGCGTGTATTTAGCAGAGATTAATCTACTGTTACAATGCATCGTAGCAATTATGAGCATTATATATTTAGGACTTAAGATAAAAGGGAAAGCAAATGGACATTAAATCAATCGTAGTAGGCGAAATAACCAAGCAAGTGGAAGCTAGTATACCTCAGTTAACAAACGGCCTAGAATCGCTTGTTATCAGTAAAATACAATCTAAAGAATTTGAAAAAGAATGGGCAACAGCTATTAATTCAAAACTCAATCTACCGTTAATGAACGAAGCGCAAGAGCAAGAGCTATTTGAGACACTTGTAGATAAGGGTACAGATATATTAGCGGGTATCATGTCCAAGTTATTGCGAGGTAAATAATGATTACGTACCGAGGAGAACGTTTTTCCGGGTACAATAAAGTCAAGCGGACACCCGGTAAGCGCAAGAAATTTGCTGTACTGGCCAAACAAGGTAAGCGAGTCAAGCTAATTCGTTTTGGTGATCCAAACATGCGAATTAAAAAGTCAAGTCCAGCAAGACGTAAATCGTTTCGCGCGAGACACAAATGCGATTTACCAGCAACAAGAAAGAATAAATTAACTGCACGGTATTGGTCGTGCCGAAATTGGTGATAATATGAAGATAAAAGGCGTTAGCGTAACAGGATTAACGAAAAGACAAATAAGTGCGATGCGAAGACATGCTCGTCATCATACAGCAAAGCATTTACGCTCAATGGTAAGAGCGATGAAAAAAGGCAGAACATTTACACAATCACATAAATCAGCGATGCGTAAGGTTGGAAGATGAAAAAGAAGCGAAGAAAATCAAGAGTAAACGAAGCGGGTAACTACACCAAGCCAACTCTTCGTAAAAGATTGTTTTACAGAATTAAACGTGGAAGCAAGGGGGGACCCCCAAATAAGTGGAGTGGTCGTAAGGCCCAGCTCCTCGCAAGAGCATATAAAAAAGCCGGTGGCGGTTATAGATAATGGCACTAAAAAAATCACAAAAAAGTTTAAAGAAATGGACCAAGCAAGATTGGGGTTACGTTTCAAAAGGCGATAGCAAAAAACCAAGGCGTAAGCGTGGTCGTTATTTACCCGCTAGTGTACGCCGAGGTATGACAGCATCGCAAAAGGCTTACGAGAATCGTAGGAAACGCGCTGCAAATCGTAGGGGTAAGCAGCGTGCGAAGTACAGCAAACGAACAGCAGCAAAAGTAAGGAGGGCAAGATAATGCCAATGGGTAAAGGATATGGCAAAAAGATGGGTAAGAAGAAGCCAAAGAAAAAAAGAAAGATGGTCAAGATGAGGAAGCGCAAGTGATAAACGCACCACAAATGCGTGAGGTCATCACAGACACGTTAAATGCCTTGGGGTCAAAATACGCCGATCCCAAGGCTATTGACCTGATATACAATACAGGACTAGTCGAGTCTAAATACGTGTATATCAAGCAGATTAAAGGACCAGCTCGCGGGTTTTTTCAGATTGAACCATTTACTGCAATTGATATTTGTAATAACTATTTACAGTATCGTGATTCGTTAATGAAGCAAGTTGCTTTAGTGTCTAAGCTAGATTGGAAATACTTTATCACGCCAGAAGAAAACGATTGGCAAGATATATTAACCAGCAACTTACACGCACAGATCTGCATGGTCCGTATGCACTATCGCAGAGTTCCGAAACCTCTTCCACGTACTTTAGAAGATCAATCTGGTTACTGGAAAAACTTCTACAATACTCATAAAGGCAAAGGTACACCAGAACATTTCATGGAAATAGTTTCTAAGTATGGATGATGCAGCGCAAATAGATCATCTAATTGATGTAATGAAACAGCTACAGCAACTAGAAAAGATGTTAGCTGAAACCAATGGTGAAGACTTAGTGTTGCTATCCATGATATTAGCGCTTATTAAAGTAACTCAAGTACCGAATGTCACCATTTTAAGTAATAATAGAGGAATGGCACAAGCATGAGCAGATACGAAGCATTTTGCAATACAACCACAGATTTACAAGCGATAGCAGATGTAGATGCATTTGATCGCAAACGTGTACTACCTAGTGGTAATTGGGTAGCTAGTGGAACTACAAATTTATATTTACTAAATAACTCAGGTTTCGTAACTCAATTGTATATGGACGGCGCTGAACAAACCGTAGTAACCGACACACCAAACGCAGATAATGAATTTCAATATGACAGTAGTAGTGATCAGCTTTCCTTCTTTTTATCCAGTTCTAGTGTAGCAGATTTAGCTACAAAAAACTTTGAAGAGTCGCAAGATTTTAGCACGCTGAAGCAAGCGGTAGTTAATGAAAGCGCTAATTTTATAAGGTCCTACATCAATAGGCCGGTTTACAAAAGAAACAACTCAGATTTACAAGGCGCACATGCCAGACCCTATGACTTTATTTTAATTCGCATCAACGCAATTCTTGCCGTGGCTGATTTGATTCGTCGCGAAGATATGGAAAAAGCAGATGAGATTTATGCCAAAGCAATAAGTCCAGATGGAGATGGCTTACTAGACAGATTAAAACGCGGTGACTTTGCCTTGTGGCACGAAACTACCAATCGGTCAGAAGATGGCATTGTGCAAGTGGTAAACTTGAATAACTCAAGTACTGGATTTCCAAGAGACATTAAAATGCATGGCCCACCCAATGTGGACTTTGACGAAGTTCGTATTGTCATATCTACAGCTGGTACGTTTTCTCCGGGTACAGAGAGTACGGTAAAGTACGATGTATTTATTAAAGACAATACTGGACTTAGAATGTCTAAAGTCGTAGACGGTGAAGTTATTAACGGCTCATATCAAACCTTAGCATATGGCGCACAAGTTGCTTTTCAGCCGGGAGTATACACTCTTAATGATGAGTTTGCTGTCACCTTTCAATCTTCTGATATTGCGATTGGAAGTGTGAAATCTGGCC